CCGGTGTGGAAAGAGGGTGCTGACCTGTGACGCTGAAAGAACTTTCCCAGCTTTATTACCTCAATCGTGAGATTGAAATGGACAAGCGCCGGTTGCAGGAGCTGGAGGTGAAAGCCGTATCCTGTACTGCTTCTCTGTCGGGTATGCCGCATGGCACAGGCGTGAGTGACCGTGTGGGCCGATATGCTGCTGACATCGTTGATCTCAAGGGCATTATTGAAGCAAAGCTGCAACAGTGCATTTATGAGCGCAACCGGCTGGAGCGCTATATTGCCACCATTGATGACAGCCTGACGCGGCAGATCTTCACCTATCGTTTTATCAACGGCCTGCCGTGGGAACAGGTTGCGGCCTGCATCGGCGGTGATAACAATGCGGGCAGCGTTCGCATGATCTGCTACCGGCATTTAGACAAGGGAGCGTAATCTGTTGCAAATGTTGCAACGCTGTGTGCTACAATGATAGCGCGGGTGTATGCGATGACACCTCCTTTGTAGCGGCGGCACGGTGACGGAAGATGAAACCCAGATCCGTGCCGCCGTATTATACTGATTTTGTAACGGCGCTGTCTGTGTAACAAGGCAGCGCGTATTTTTGTTATGGGGTGGTGAGTGTGGCAAAGCTGACTGACAAGCAAAAGCGTTTTGTGCAGGAGTATCTTGTGGATCTCAATGCCACGGCTGCGGCGCGGCGTGCTGGATACAAAGACCCGAATATCGGGCGGCAGCTAATTACGAAAAATAACGTTTCAGAAGAAATTGCGAAACGGCAGGTAAAGCTGCAGAACAAGCTGGAGATTACGCAGGAAAAAGTGCTGCAGGAGCTTGCTGCAATCGCTTTTGCAAACGGCAGCGACTTTGTTACCGTGACGGCCACCGGCCTGCTTGATGTAAAGCCCACAAGTAAGGTGCCAAAGGAAAAGCTGCCTGCCATTGCGGGCATCAAGTACACACAGGTTGGCAGCGTTGAAATCAAACTGCACGATAAAGTCAAGGCTCTTGAGCTGCTGGGCAAGCATTTGGGCGTGTTTGATGAAAAGCGCGATACCGACAAGGCTGAGGAAAACAACATTTTTGAAGTTATCGAACAGAGCACCAAGGAGGGGCTGGATATAAGTGAAATATCAGAAATTGAGCCCCCGGCAGAATCTGGCGATGACGTGGTGGAATAGGCCGGGCTTTGAGGCTTATGACGGCATCATTTGTGATGGCTCTGTGCGTTCAGGCAAAACAGTTGCAATGACTGTGGGCTTTGTCATGTGGGCCATGACCCGTTTTGACGGGTACAATTTTGCTTTGTGCGGCAAGACCATTGAGAGCTTGCGGCGCAATGTCACGGTAAACCTGCCCGTATGGTTGGCAGGCGTTTTTTCGTTTAAGGAATACCGCACGGAGAATAAGATCGTGGTAAGCGCTGGCGGCAAAGTCAACACGTTCTATCTGTTTGGTGGGCGTGATGAAAGCAGCGCGTCGCTCATTCAGGGCATTACGCTGGCTGGCGTGCTTCTGGATGAGGTTGCGCTGATGCCTGAGAGCTTTGTAAATCAGGCCACGGCCCGCTGCTCTGTGGATGGGGCCAAGCTGTGGTTTAACTGCAACCCTGAGGGGCCGTCGCACTGGTTTTATCTTGGGTGGATCTGCGGCGCGCGTAAAAAGAAAATGCTCCATCTGCATTTTACGATGGATGACAACCTCAGCCTCTCCGCAGCGACAAAGCGACGGCTTGAAAACACCTATTCTGGGGTGTTTTATGACCGTTATATCAGGGGCCTGTGGGTTGTTGCAGAGGGCCTGATTTATACGATGTTCAACAAAGACTTTCATGTGGTGCGTTCTGAGGCGCGGCCCTATGACAAGTATTATATTTCTGTTGACTACGGCACTGTAAACCCCACCAGCGCGGGCCTTTGGGGGCGTGCAAACGGAAAATGGTACCGTATGCGCGAATACTATTTTGACAGCCGCCGAGAGGGGCGGCAGCGCACGGACGAGGAACACTATGCCGAGCTTGAAGCGCTGGCCGGTGATCTGCACATTACCTCCGTGATTGTTGACCCCTCTGCTGCTTCTTTCATTGAGGTTATACGCCGCCACTCACGCTTTTCTGTTGAAAAAGCATCAAATGCCGTGATTGACGGCATCCGCAATGTGGCAACGCGGTTGCAATGCGGTGACATCTTCATTTGTGACTGCTGCACCGACAATATCAGAGAATACGGCCTTTACCGCTGGGATGAAAAATCCATAGCAGACCGGCCTATAAAAGAAAACGATCACAGCATGGACGATACGCGCTATTTTGTGCATAAGGTGTTTGCGCCCACGCTGTTCAGCTTTAAGTGAGGTGAAAGCATGGTTGTACTGAATCTGAGAAGTGACTGTAACGCACGTACAGCCACGAATTTCAAGCGCGGAATGACAGACAAGCGTTTTTTGGAGCTTGAAATTACCGCGTGGCTTGCGTCCAAGGAGCGTAAGCAGCAGCTTGAGGCTGAGGAATACTACGACGGCAACCAAGCCGCCGCACACCGGCAGCGCATCGCCCTTGACGATGACGGCAAACCCAAAGTGCTTGAGCACCTGCCGAACAACCGGCTTGTGAACAACCTGTATTCAAAAATGGTCGATCAAAAGACCAACTACAGCTTTGGCAGGCCCATTTCCTTTGATACTGAAAACAAGGATTACGCTGAGGCATTGAGCACCGTGCTGGGGCACCGTTTCCGCAGGACGCTGCACAATGTCGGTGAGGGTGCAATCATCGCCGGTAAGAGCTGGCTGTATCCGTACTATGAAAATGGTGAGCTGACCTTTAAGCGCTTTCCTGCTGATGAGGTGCTGCCGTTCTGGGCAGATGCAGACCACACCGTGCTGGATGCTGCTGTGCACGTCTATGTCGTGCTGGAATATGACGAAAACGAACAGGCCAAAAAGGTTGTCAAAGTTGAAGTCATGCACGGCGGCGGTGTTGACAGCTTCATCCGTGGTGATGACGGCACGCTGATGCCCGACAATGACGGCTACAGCGGCTCCTACATTACCGAGCTTGATGAGGTGACCGGCGAAAAGACGGAATACAACTGGGAGCGCATTCCGCTGATCTGCTTTAAGAGCTCCCACCATGAGATCCCCCTGCTTTCAAAAGTGAAGTGCTTGCAGGACGCATACAACGATGTGCTTTCCAACTTTGCAAATCAGATGGAGGAAGATATTCACAGCACAATCTTGGTTGTGAAAAACTATGACGGCGAGGATCTTGGCCGTTTCCGCTCCAATATTGCCCAGTACGGCGCAATCAAAGTGCGCAGCTATGAGGGATCTGAGGGCGGTGTTGAAACGCTTGAGATCACCGTCAATGCTGAAAACTACAAAACGCTGCTGGCGCTGCTCAAGGATGCCATCATCGAAAACGCAAGAGGCTATGATGCCAAGGACGAGCGTATGGCTGGAAATCCCAACCAGATGAACATTCAGAGTATGTACAGTGACATTGATCTTGATGCCAACGGCATTGAGATGGAATTTCAGGCCAGCATGGAGGAACTTCTGTGGTTTGTCAACAAGCATCTTGCCAACACCGGCAGGGGCAACTATGATGGCACAGACGTTTCTGTTATTTTTGACCGCGATGTACTCATCAATGAAACTGAGGCGATCAACAACTGCAAAGCCTCCGTGGGCATTATTTCTGACGAAACCATTGTGAAGATGCACCCGTGGATCTCTGACCCTGAACAGGAGCTGCAGCGCATCAAGGATGAAAAAGAGGAGGCTGCTTCTGACCCCTACCAAGCCATGTTTATGAGCCAGCAGAAAAAGGCCATGACACAGCAGGCCGCTGCCGGTGATGAGGGCGGTGACAGTGATGGCGCGACAGAGTAACGCTGAATACTGGGCGCAGCGCCTGAAAAACATGGAGGACGCGCTGAAAGATCAGGTTTACAGCGACTATGTGCAAAACCTTGATGAGCAGTTTGCTGCCGCCGATGCTGAAATCAGACGGCAGATGGAAAGCTGGTACCAGCGTCTTGCCGCCAACAATGACATCACGCTGGCAGATGCAAAAAAGCTGCTTACCGCTGACGAGCTTGAGGAATTTCACTGGAGCGTCGAGCAGTACATAAAGTACGGCGAACAGAACGCGCTTGACCAAAAGTGGGTAAAGCAGCTTGAGAATGCCAGCGCAAAGGTGCACGTGTCACGGCTGGAGGCCCTACAGGTGCAGATCAGGCAGCAGGCCGAGAAATTGCACACCGCAGTTGAAAGGGCCGCTGAGGGCGCTGCAAAGGGCATCTATGAAAGCAGTTATTACCGCACCGCGTATGAGGTGCAGAAAGAGCTGGGCATCGGCTGGGCCTTGCAGGAGTTGAATGAGGGCCTGATTGAAAAGATCCTGTCAAGGCCGTGGACGGCTGACGGGCAGACATTCAGAGATCATTGCTGGACGAACAAAGCCAGCCTCATTGACAGCGTAAATAAAAACCTCACGCAGATGCTCATTCGTGGTGACAGCCCCGACAAGGCTATTACGGCGATCACAAAAGAGTTTGGTGTGTCAAAGCGCAAGGCTGGCCGTCTTGTGATGACGGAAAGTGCGTATTTCTCCAGCACCGCACAGCAGGATTGCTTTTCTGAACTGGGTGTTGAAAAGTACAAAATTGTTGCTGCCCTTGACCATCACACCTGCCCGCTGTGCGGTGAGCTGGATGGTAAAGTGCTCAAAATGTCTGATTACAAAGTTGGCCAGACTGCGCCGCCGTTCCATCCTTGGTGCCGCTGCTGCACCTGCCCCTACTATGATGACATGGAGGGCTTGGGCGAACGCTACGCGCGCGATGCTGTGACCGGCGAACGCTATAAGGTGCCCGGCAACATGACCTATGAGCAATGGAAACTCAAGCAGGACGCGCTGCACGGCGCAGGCACCGTTGACTGTCAGCGGACAATCAGCTATAATGAAATAGCTGATAAGGCACAATTTGAGCAGTTTAAGGCCATTTGGGGCGCTGGATACCCCAAAAACCTTGATGCTTTCCAGCAGATGAAATATAAAGATCCTGAGGGCTGGGCGCGCTTCAAGGATCTTGCCAACAAGAAAAAGCATCTGCAAGACCAGCTCAGCTATGTGTGGAAAGGTGAAAAGAATTTCATCCCGAAACATACAAAGTTTGTAAATGTCACGACGATGGCAGGCCAAGGTGCCCGCACCGAGATCCGCGACATTGACCGCCTTGTGAGCGCCTATGGCGGCACCGCTGCCGACTGGAAAAAGCAGGCCGGTAAAGTGTCCAGCGACAAGTACATCTTTGATGTGCACTGGTATGAGCGTGATGACGGCATCCAGCACGATATGAAGCTGAAAAGCAGATCGGAGAAGAAAAAATGAAACTACGCTATGTTGGGCCGTCGTTCGGCGTTGACAGCTTGACTGACGGCAAAATATATGAGGCTACTGAGGAAGATGGAATGTACAGGGTGGTTGATGACAGCGGTGAAGATTACCTGTACTCCATGACAAATCCTGCGCCCCTTGACGGCAGCAGCGCTGGCGGCAGGTGGGAAAAGGTTGAGGACTGACGGCCTTGTGACAACTTCATTGATTTAGGCATCCTGCGATTGCGCAGGGTGCCTTTTTCATACCCAAAATTACCGCAGGCCCTGCGGAATACAAACAGGGCGGCTCTAAATACGGGGACTGGCCCGACAAAAAGGAATAGAGCGGAAAGGAGCACGAACATGAAACTGCAATGGTTGAAAGAGATCGTGGGCGATGCCTACACGGAGGAAATGGACACGGCTGTTTGTCAGGCGCTTGGCAAGGAGTTTGTTTCCCGTGCAGACTTCAATGAGAAGAATACCAAGGTAAAGGAACTGGAAACGCAGGTTACCCAGCTCACCGATACCGTAAAGG